AGAAATGCCATTAATAATCCAAGTTCAAATATTCCTTGTCACAATACATTAGTAAATTATAATCCTGATAATGATAGTTTTTTATTAAAGCCTATAGATGTAAATGTTGGTGATTATTTTAATAATTTTATTGATAATACAAATATAATAAATTCAGATGAAATTGTTGGCAATGCAATGGATAAATTATTTGGAACATTATCTAAATCACAAAATAAAACAAAAGAAGAGGTTTTAGATGAACTTTTAACTGAAAAAATATTAGAAAATGTTTTAAATGATGAAGATAATCCATATGATGTTAATATAGAAAATTATCCTGATTTAGATTTAGAAGCGGAACAAATTTCTAATGGTTTAGTAACTTATGATATTAATTGTAAAATAGTTCAAGGTTTTATACCTGAAGAAATTGAATACGAAGTATATTATGGTGAATTACCAATGGAATCATTACAAAAAATGATGGTGGATATAAATGATTCTAATAAAAATCCTAATGAAGTTGGTAATATTGTTAGTGATATAATGGAAAATAGCATAAATACTTCTGATGATTCCGATAAAAGAAGTTTTAAGGACGGTTTTTTTGTTAAATTTATAAAAACAATTATTCTTAAATTATTAGAAGCAGTTACAACAGCACCACAAGTAAGAATGTTAATGGCAATATATAGTGCTATTGTTAATAATGGTGAAGTTATGTTAGAAAAAGCAAAAGATGATTTAAAAAAATGGAAAAGAATTATTTTTTGTATGAAAAAAGAAATTATGCTTATTGTAGGTGCATTTATTTTTGCTTTAGTTGTTAAATATTTAGTTAAATTAATTAAACCAGAAATAAAAGAACGAATGAAAGAAAGATTAGAATCTTGGGAAAATAGTCTTATGTCATTAGTTTCAACAATAAAATCTAAAATATTATGATTATAGACCAAAAAGTTAATAAACAAATAGTTGGTGTGTATTTAATTGATGGTAATGTTAATGGTACACAAATGGCTACAACTTCTAAACCTAATTTAGTTAGAAAAATATTAACAAGATTAATATTGGGTTGGAAATGGGTTAATGTAAAAAAATTAAAAACATTAAAATAAATATAATGAATATTGATTATACCAATATTGATTCTATTATTGGTGGTTTTACTAAAATTTTAAAATTATCATCAATTGGAAGTCCACCACCAATACCAACACCATTAATTTTGGTTGGTGTTCCACAACGTGGTGGTTTATCTGCAAGTAAAATTGCACATGAAATTATTAAAAGAAAAAGTGAAGCAGGATTACCAATTGGTGTATTACCAAATGGCAATGCAAATCCTGATGAAATTATGGAAAAAATTAGAGTTGAAGAAATAATTAAAGCACTTCAAACTGATGCAATTATTAGTGTTGCTATACCACCAGGAATAACATTATCTGCTGCGGGAATATCACCAGCAGGTCCTGTTTCAGTATATGGTTCAACAATTACGATAACAAAAGGATATGGTATAATACAATAAAAATATGGATTTAACAGATTATACACAAATAGAATTACTAAAATATAGTAATGATATTAGAAGTGAACACGAATCACTTAAACAAGAAATTATTAAAGATTTATTGACGGTTGAAGAATTACAAAATAAAATAAACGAAAATTTAAAAATTTTAGAAGATTTAAAAACATTAAATAGTTTAATACACGAAGAATTAGATAAAAGATAATAATATGTTAGATAGTTATATAAATAAAATAACACATACTAGTAATCCATTAAGAAAATCACCATCTACAATAGTACCACAAAGAACAATTTTTTATGGTACTGTTTTAGATATTGATGATAAGACTGATGGTATGAGAATTAAAGTATATATTCCAGATTTAGATAGTCAAATAGATAAAGATAATCCTGAAAATTTATCGTGGTGTTATCCCTTATTACCAAAATTTTTTCATGTATATCCAAAAATTAATGAAACGGTTAGGGTATTCATTGAAGATATTAGTTTTAATCAAAAAGGTAGATTTTGGTTAGGTAGTATTATATCACAACCACATAAAATTGGTGGTGATTATATTTTTAGTGCAAGGTCTAATATTGATAAAGAAATGGGATTAGCACCTGAAAAAGCACCATCTACATATCCAGATGCTGAAGGTATTTACCCTACAAAAACAGATGTTGCAATTATTGGTCGTGTTAATACTGATGTTATATTAAGATTAAATGAAGTTCATATACGTGCAGGAAAACATGAAAATGATAATCCTTTAAAATTAAACATAAAAAATCCAGCACAAATTAGTTTAGTTTTTGAACCAAATATAGAAAAAAAAGATGAATATCAAAGTAATATTATCATGACCAGTGATAAAATTGCTTTAATTTCACATGATGGTAATCCAAATTTAAAAACAACAAAATTAAAATTTGAAGATAGAAAAAGAATATTTGATAATACACATCCTTTAGTTCGTGGTGATGTGTTATTAGAAATTTTAGAAATATTTAGAAATGTTTTAATTAATCATATTCATGGATATTCTGCATTACCAGCAGAAAAAACAGAAATAATTAGAATGTTGGAAGAACTACAATTTGAACCAATGCTTCAAAAAAATATTGTTATTAATTAAAAAAAGCAATTATATAATTAAATATAATTGCTTTTAAACTTAAGAATAAATAATATTTACATATTAAGAATACATCTCCAAGGTTGTAATTCTAATGAAATTTCAGTTAGGTCATCACTACTATAATCATTATCACCAAAATCAATACTAATAATTTGACAATCTTCAAGTGTCCATTTTTCAATAGCAATACCCGTTGGGTCTAACGATTCTAATGTTATGGTTTTTTTATAACCAGCAGCATAACCCATACGACCAGTTATGGATTCTGCATGTAAACGAACCCATTCCATGAGAATTTGTGAGGAAGAAGGACCGATTGGGTCAAGAAAAGTAACATTAACCGAATCCCATGTATATCTACCCGCAACATAATTCTGTTCATTCATGTATGGTATTTCAATTTTATTTATTTTCATTGAAGGTCTTTTAAATTTACGAATTGCCCAAGTTTCAATACCAATATCAGTACCAAAATGAGCAAAATATCTATTTTTTCTTTTTGGTTCGTGTTGCATTGGCACTTTTATTAACATATCACCCATATCATATATATTTAATTAATTCAAATTTATTTTTTTTATAAATAGTTTTAATTCTCTTTTTTTATTCTGGAATTATACCTGTTCTTAAATATTGTCTATATTCAGATTTACTTAAATCAGCAATGGATTTTTTTGGTTTTTCGACAATTATTTCATTTTCTTTTTCAATTGTTTCATTTTCTATATATTCTATTTCTGAAAAATTATCGTTTTTTATATTTTCTTCCATACTATATTCATTTTCAGGAATTTCTTGATTAATTTCAATTTTATCATTATAGTTAATGTCTGAATTAAATTTGTGTTCTAAATCAGATTGTTTTTTATATTTTTTTCCCATATCTATATTAATATTTTAATTAATTATTTATATATAAATAGTCTTATTATTAAAATTATCAGTTTTTATTTTTTTAAATAAAAAAGACCTCACATTTGAGGTCTTTTTTTGTAAACTTTTATTTTTTTATTCTTCGAAAGATGCACCTGAAGGTGTAATTGTAAATGTAATACCAATATATTCAAGAGTACGTGTTGGTTTTAAAAATATTTCACCATATAGTTCATTTCTATCACGTGTTTCTGGGGTATTATTAGTATCATCCATTTTTATTTTAAAATCATATAAACCTCTTTCTCTTTTTATTGCTGCTAAAGCAGGATTTGCTTTAGCCAAGAATTCGTTAATAACATCTTGGTCGTTTTGTTCAAATAATAATCTAACAGCAATGTTAGAAATTAAAACTTTAATTCGAAGAAGTAATCTACGAACATTAATTCTATCTAACGCACCTTCTTTTTTCTTTAATGTTTTTTGACCAAAAATTGCAGTACCAACGTCTGAAAAATATGCAATTGGATTAATTCTTCCACTATAAAGAATATCACGTGCTTCAAGACTTAATTTATATTTTGGTTGTTTTGCATTAATTGCACCACGATTTAAACCAGCAGGGGCATACCAAGGAAAATTAACCTTATCAGTATATGCCATTGCACGTAAAACTTCACCAGTTGGTGGAATGTAAATATCAGAAATATTTTGTGTGTCTTGAATTTGAATCCAAGGAGCATAAGTACAAGAATAACTACTATCTATTTCTGTTAAATCTAATGCTTCTTTATAAGATTCAGCATTATCAACATCTGCATTACGACTATTACCGACACTAAATTCAATTCCGATATCAGGAGAATCAATAACATATAAACTATCTGCTCTTTTTTCTTCAATCATTTCAATTGTATCTTTTACTAATAATTGATGGTCAGCCCAATTAATACCAGGAGTTGCAAATAAATTTATGGTAACTTCTTCAGGATTAGCAAAAGTATCTATTGCCATTTGCCATGCTTGAAAATCATTTGTTGGTGGAAATAAAGGATTGTTCGGATAACCACTATATATGCCACCTTGTTGATATCCATCAGTATTAGAACGTGAAATACGATGAACATCCCAACCATCAAATCCACCTGCGGGAACTAAAGTAAATTTTCTTGTTTTAATATTATTATATTTATTGTTAGGATTATCAATGTCTTTATATGTTTGAAAAACATCCATACCACAATCAAATTCACCAACAAATGAAGTATTGGTTATGGCAGTAGCAGTTATATCCATATGAAATCCTTTAGATTTAGTAAATCCAGTAACATATGGACTTGATTCAAAATAACCATTATAGTTAAACATATTTTGATTAAATCCATTGTTTGTACCATATCCTTTTTCTGAAATACCTAAATATGCTTTTTTTACATCTTCTCTTACTAAATATGACCTTTTATAAAATATTGTTGGTGAAATACCTGTTGTTGTATTATCCCCTGTTGATTTTGTGCTATAATCATTTAAATAATACCCTTCAAATCCAGCAGGAAATACTCCATCAGAAATATTATCAGCAATTTCAACCATAATATAATTATTTTTTAATTGATATTCACCATCAATAGTACCAATTTTTTTACCAATATAGTTGTTTGATTCTTTAATCATACTACATTTAATGAATGATTTAAGAATATTAACATTATCATCAGTATCATAAAAACTACGAATTATTACATCAAATGTTAAACTTGTTGGGTCTATATTTTCAATTGAAATTTTTATTTCTTCATTAGCAGCATTACCATCACTAATACTGATAAATTTAAATAATCTATCAACTACATTACCCTTAACTTGTGATACTACCCAAGGGGTTTCTGGTGTTCGAAATTGAGAATTAAAACTATCAGTAAAATTAGTTGAACTACCTGTTATTACTTGAGTATTAATACCATATCCTAAATCATCTGTTTTTAGTTTTTTCATCAATTCAGGATATACTTCTTGTACCCAAATTTTTGTTTTTTTACTTTTTGGTTTATTACCAATAACATTTGGTAGAAAACTAGCATCATCAGGATTTAATGAAACCGTATATGTTTCAGTTTTATCTATACCATTTTCTTCAAACACAACTTCAATATCAAATCTTCCATATAAATCACCAATATCAAATAATGTTTTATTATTCTTTATTTTAAGATTTTTTGTATAAAATTTTGTTTTTTGTGGTTCATTAATAGGAATTTTAGAATCACCATTACTTCTAATTATTGCCAATACCATATTTTCATAGTTGATGTATGATTTACCTGTGTAAGTGGTTGCAGTATATAGAATACCAGAATCACCACCTTCTTGATAATCTTCAACATAATAATCATATACGGTTTGTGAAAATGTGTTATTAATATTATTTTTTGTATAACCACTTTTTATTGTACCAGTTTGTCCATTAAAATAGATATTATGACCATAATAAGTATTATCAGTTAAACTTGTATTATCAGTAATTGTTGATACAATATTAATACTATCAGGGTCTAATCCAGCACTTAATGTTAACATCCAAGCATTTCCCGCATCATAACCACTTAAACCCAATACTCTGGTAACCCATAGTTGATTTGATTCGTTTAAATATGCATTAGCAACATAGGGTAATTGGTATTGTAAATTACCATCCATTCTTTTGGTTGATTGGTTTCCAAATATTTCCTTAAATTGTTGTTTATCTTCAATATAAACAGGTTCAAAAGCAGGTCCTTTCATAGTTTCGCCAACTAAACCCAATGTTGTTATTCCTACATTACGTGTCACAAAAGTTAAATCACGTTCTTTAAATTTTACACCTGGAGATGTGAATACAAAATTTCCCATATTTTTTATTACTTTACTATATTATTTATTATTTTTCTATTTTATGTTCTTTTTCAATAAATACTAAAAAATAATCGAAAAGAAGATTTAATAGTATTATTATAGTATTGTAATTCTTTATAATAAAACAACAATTTTGAGTTATTTTTTATTTTTTATTACTTTTTTTTAAAATTTTTGATTTTTTATTAAAATTTTAAATTTTTTTATGAAAAAACCCTAAAATAATAATTTGAAAATTTTTAATATTTTAGTTATTTTTGTAATTCGTATTTATAAAAAATTTTAATTATGAATAAATCACAACGAATTTTTTTTAATATTAACGACCCATCAAATAATGATAAATTTATAAAAGTTAAACTTGAACAAAAAGTTAAAACTTTGGAATTTATGTCATTAAAATTTAAAACAGAAGATGCTTATAAAAATTTTAATTCTGATTATGGTATTTTAGTGGGAAGGGTTATTGCAAACGATAATGTTGGAATTCCTAATGCAAAAATTAGTATATTTATACCACTCAATGAAGAAGATAAAAATAATGATGAAATTTATAGCATTTATCCTTATGAAACGCCTAGAGATTTAAATAATGAAGGTAAACGATATAATCTATTACCACGTGTTTCTGAATTAGACCAAGAAAAAAATATTTATAAACCAAAACAACCATTTGGTTCATTCCCAATAAAACCAGAACTAGTAACCAACGAAGTTTTATTTAATGTATATAAAAAATATTATAAATATACTGCTGTTACCAACAAATCAGGTGATTATATGATTTTTGGTGTACCAACAGGAACGCAAACAGTACATATGAGTGTTGATATTACAGATATTGGTGAATTTTCAATGACACCTGCTGCAATGGTAGTAAATTTAGGATATTCTCCTAATCTTTTTACTGATAATAACACAAAAATAAAAGAAAGTTCAAATTTGGATGATTTACCACATATAGAAACACAAGAAATTAATGTGGATATAATACCATTCTGGGGTGATAAAGAAAATTTTGAAATTGGAATAACCAGACAGGATTTTAAAATTAAAGCAACAATTAGTGGTCAATTTACTATTTTTGGTAGTGCTTTTACTGATGACTATGAATCAAGATGGGCTAATAATTATCAAAATAAGGATGAAAATGGTAATTATTTTAAAAAATTTGGTATTGGTCAATTATATAGAGTAAATGACCAATATAATAGTATTAATATACAAAATAAGAGAATTGGTAATATAACCGAAAAAATATATTATTATCCTAATAATGTAACAGATAATGAAATTAATACAACCAATTCTACAGAAATAAATAATCTTTATAAAAAAATGATATTATTAAATCCATCTGAATATACAACACATAAAAGGAATGGTGATTTTATTTTTATTGTTAATTGTAACAGAAAAAAAATGATACATAATGAAGAAGGAACTCTTATTGAAGTAAGCGATTTAACACAAGGTGGTATATATACCGAATTTAAAGGATTTATAACATTAGAAATTACTGAAGATGATTTATCCACACCTAATCTAAGACTTGAAAATGTTATTGGAAATGAAACACGTTCGGTTACTTTATTCAGAACAAGAATTAAAATACCACAACATACCACTAATTATCAAACTGTAAATACATCTCAATGGAGAAATAGTCATTTTACATTTAAATCAAATAAAATTTATAGCGTTTCAAAATTTAACGGTGTTGTTTATAATAAAAAAGGAACAGAATCGGCAGTATTTAGTAATGGATTTGAAATAGATGATAAAATTAATAGATTAAAAAAAGACCCGTTTTTTACTGTTGGTGTTATTAAAACTACAGATGATTTTCCGAGTAATGGTTTTACTGATGATAATAAAAAAATTTTTGGTGCAAATTGGCTAAATTTTTCTATTTATCTTCCACAAATGGGATATGTTAGAAGTGCTGAATTTGGTGGGTTAAGAATTAACACATGTTTTAGTTATGATACAGAAATTAGCGGTGAAGTTCAATCGATTAATGATAATAGTTATCCAATTGCAGCAAATGATATCAATACCAAAAGATTTATACGACCCAATT